TCATAAAAAAGATCTGCGCTTTTCCCTACGGGGTTCATTCTTTGAAGTGTGTCACATTCGTTTACTTCCTTCAGACTTTCTGCACAAAATGGGGGTTTCCTCCTTTTTCGAGGGATGGGGACCTTCGGTCCCCACCCGCTCGACCACGGGGGGGGAGGAAACCCCCACCCCGTTTAGAAAGTCCAAAGGAAGTGCACAAACGTTCACACTTCAAATCCTGCCCCTAGGGCGAATGCTTCGATTTGGGTCGTGGTCGAGTAGGGCTTTTTTATTTACCTTAAATGACAACGAGATACAGAGGTTGGTGTTTCACCATCAACAACTATACAGATGAAGACATACAGCAATGCAAAGATCTAGGTGACAAGAGCGGAGTGAGATATATAATCTTCGGGAAGGAAGTGGGAAAAGAGGGAACACCTCACCTGCAGGGATTCGTGTGGTACTATAATAAAGTACCGATGAAGGACGTGAAAAACGAAATGCCGCGGGCGCACTTAGAAGGAGCACGAGGATCGGCAGGAAGCAATAAGAAGTACTGCAGCAAAGACGGAGTGATATATGAAAAGGGCGAAGGCCCAGCCCAAGGGCGGAGAACAGACTTGATCAAAATCAAGAAGATGGCACAAGAAGGAAGACCCCTGGCGGACGTGATATGGGAATGTGACACCTTAATGCAAATGAACGCAGCAGAGAAGCTGTACAAATACCTACCAATGCCGAAGCGAATCAAACCCGTGGTAACGTGGATATGGGGTCCAACTAACACACACAAGACAACCATGGCGATAAGGATGATGGGATGCGAAGAGAAAGACTACTGGATATCACCACCTGGCTTGCGATGGTGGGAGGGGTACATAGGCCAAAAGAATGTGGTACTCGATGAACTAAGGCCACATTTCTGCAAGCCTGCGGACTTCCTGAGATACATCGATGAGTACCCAGTACGAGTAGAGACCAAGGGATCATCGACATGGCTACGGGCGGAGAAGATAGTGATCACATCTTGCTTCAGGCCTGAACAGATCTGGGACTGGGAAAACGATGGAAGTGTGAAGCAACTGCTACGGAGGATACACAACATATATCATCTGGATGAGACGCCCGAACCAGAATGGCCTGATGTGGACATCGCATCCTGGGAGCCGAAACTCGGAAACCTGGCCAAAAGTTGCCCAGAAGTTGCGGGTAATACTGAGCCGCAACTTCCGAAGCCCGGTAGACTGCGAAAGAAGAAGGCGAGGACATACGTGAGGCCACCACAGCCCATTGATGACCGAGACCCTGAAGTCAAAGGGGAATGGTGGGGCGACGACAAAAAGTTCGATCTCCAACCATGGCCGGAATAAAGGGGCCACCCCTTACCGTTATTCAAGGGGGGAAAAAAGGGGGCCTTTTTGGCCAGCATAAAGCATATGCCATATGTCAGACGCAGAAGAACAACTCCATACACTCGCAAGAGAACTACGTACAGACGACGCACTAGCAGAAAGCTTAGGCCTAGAAGGCGATATGTTAGTGCGCGTAAGAGACTCGGGAGTAAATGGAAGAATCCGGTTCCTTCGGGATCATACCTCAAACTCAAGTACATCGACAACGGGTTCAATGGATCGACTGCTAGCCCTACATACCAAAAAGTCTATGTCTTCAGAGGAAACAGCGTGTACGACCCAGACTACACCGGCGTCGGAGTGCAACCTTACGGTTACGACCAAGTCACCCCTGCCATCCACGACTGGTACCAGGTCAAAGGGAGTGCAATCACAGTTACCTGGAGCATATACTCAGCAGCCGCGAGCCAAGTAAAGGTATACGTATTCCCGAACAGATCAATAAGCCTAACTTACATAGATCCCTCAGACCTCAGAACAATGCCCAACTGCAGGTTCAGGATGGCATCGAAGGAAACAGGAACTACGAGAAAGAACTGGATAAGAGCATACCAGAGCACAAAGAAAATGCTAATGAATATGGGCGGAAACGACAGAGAAACATCATCATCATACAACAACAACCCAGTACTAACATGGTTATGGTTCGTTGTGTTCGACACATCAGACGTAGCAGAAACAGTAAGCATAACATTCGATGTAAAGATATGCTACTACACTAAACTACAGAGAGCATCAGCCGGAGTGAATGAATCATAAAAAAGATCTGCGCTTTTCCCTACGGGGTTCATTCTTTGAAGTGTGTCACATTCGTTTACTTCCTTCAGACTTTCTGCACAAAATGGGGGTTTCCTCCTTTTTCGAGGGATGGGGA